ACGTGGAGGCCGACGTGCTGAGGGTCGAGTGATGCCCTCGCGCGTCCACTACCGGCAGGAGCCGGACGCGGTGCAGACGGTCAAGCGGCTGGCGGGCCCGCAGGTGCTCGACTCGGCCGAGGCGATCGCCAAGACGATCCCGGAGAAGGTGCCGGTGCAGTCGGGCACGAGCAGGCGCATGTTCCGGCAGGGACTGCGCGCCGAGGCTGCGCCGGACGGCAGCGCGCGCGTGAGCGGGCTGCCGCGCAACTGGCACTGGTTCGAGTTCGGCACGCGCTGGAACCCGCCCTACGCGCCGATCCGCCGGGCGGTCGAGGCGCTCGGGATGAAGTGGGTGCCCCGGTGAGCGCCGAGCCCGAGCTGGCGCTGATCCCGGACGCCGAGCGGCTCGTCTCGGCCTACCTGCGCGAGCGCCCGAGGATGCAGGCGCTGGTCGGCGAGCGGATCTACACGGCGTTCCCGGCGCAGGCGGGCGAGGGCGCGCTGCTGCTGATTCAGCGGGTCGGCGGGGAACCGCCGCTCTCGCACCCGCTGGTGGTCGACGCGGCCGAGCTCCAGCTCGACGCCTACGGCGGGCCCAAGGTGCTCGCCTACGAGCTGGCGGCGACCGCGCGCGCGGAGTTGGCGGTGCTGGAGGGACAGGTCCGTCCCGAGGGCAACGTCTCGGCGGTGCGCTTCGGCGCGCTGCGCTGGCTGCCGGATGACACCTACGACCAGCCGCGCCCGCGCTACCTGCTGGACGTGACGCTCACGGTGAGCGCCGCGAAGACGGCGGCGAGAGCCCTCGCCGCCACGAGGTAAGGAGGAGCAGCATGGCCCTGGAAGCTACTCATGTGACCGTCGCCGGGACTGGCGCGGTCTGGGTCGCGCCGGAGGGGACGGCGATGCCGGTCGACCTGGCCGACCTCGCGGCGCCCTGGGAGGACGTGGGCTACGTCGGCGAAGACGGCGTCTCGTTCACCTTCAGCCGCGACCAGGAGGAGATCAACGCGTGGCAGGCGAGTGACCCGGTGCGCGTGCTGATCACGAACGAGCCGAAGACGATCGAGTTCGAGCTGCTGGAGTTCGACCGCGAGTCGCTACTGCTCGCCTTCCGAGGCGGCGACTTCTCGGGCTCGGCGGCGCCCTTCACCTACGAGCCGCCGGATCCCGGCACGAGCGACGTGCGGGCGATGGTGATCGACGGCAAGGACGGCGACCTGACGTTCCGCTTCTGCTTCCCGAGGGTGCAGCTCCAGGGCGACCTGACGTTCGCCCTGCTGCGGACCGACGCGGTGCGGCTGGCGATGGAGTTCGGCGTGCTCGCCTCGACGGACAAGTGGTCGATCATCTCCGACCTGCCCGGCTTCGCGGCTGCTGCCGCCGGCGCGGCGGCGTCGAGCAGCGGCAGCGGCAGCAGCAGCTCCAAGGCTGCGTAGGGGAGGGCTGAGCGATGCGCTTGGAAGTGGCGGTCATCGACCGCGACGGCAACGCCATGATCGTGAATGCCTCGCGCCCAGCGAGCCTGGTCGCGTTCGAGGATGCGCACGAGGGCAAGGTGATGCCCGAGACGATTCGCGAGATCGCGTTCGTCGTGCATCACGCGCTCGGGATCGAGCAGCCGCTGGACGACTGGCTCGGCACGCTGGAGGAGATCTCGGCCGACCCGGACGACGTGGCGCTCGCGCGCCGCATCCGCGCCGGTGACGAGGATGCGCGCAAGGTCGCCCTCGGCGAGCTCGCGCGCGAGGAGGACGGACAGCGCCCTCCTACCGATCCGGCGGACGAGCAACTGAAGGCGGTGGCTGGCGGGAGGTCATAGCGCGCGTGAGCGTGCAGACGGGTATCGCACCGCAGGCGATCCTCGCGCTCGACGGCGAGATGTTCGAGGCGCTCGTGAGCGCGGCCGACGAGCGGTGGCCGATGGAGCTGGAGCTCCAGGCGATGACGGTCGAGCTGTTGAGCGCGCAGCTTCTCGCCTTCCTGCGCGTGCACGGCAACGGGCGGCGCAGCCTGCCCGACCCGCTGACGATCGCGCGACCGCAGCGGGCCCGGCGCGAAGACGACGGGCCCGAGCGCGGCCCGCGCCTGAGCGTGGCCGAGCTGGCGCGCCTACCGGGGCTGACGGCTGAGCTGACGGAGGCGACGAGCTGATGGCGGCGGGCAAGGTCGGCACCGCAGTAGTCGATACCGAGCTCGACCCGACCGGGATCAAGAAGGGGCTCGCGCAGGTCGAGGGCGAGACGAAGCGGCGGATGACCTCGATGGGCGCCGACCTCAAGAAGGGGTTCGAGAAGATGGCGCTCCCGGCGGGCATCGCCTTCGGCGCGGTCGCGCTTGGCGCGAAGAAGGCGGTCGACGCGGCGAGCGATCTCAACGAGCAGGTGAACAAGGCGAGCGTCGTGTTCGGCAAGTCGGGCCCGGCGATCACGCAGTGGGCGCAGACGACCGCGAAGGCGATCGGGATCTCGCAGCGGGCGGCGCTGGAGGCGGCGGGCACCTTCGGCAACATGCTCGTGCCGATGGGCTTCGCCCGCGACCAGGCGGCGAAGATGAGCAAGCGGATGGTGCAGCTCGCCGCTGACATGGCGAGCTTCAACAACGCCAGTCCCGAGGAGACGCTCGATGCGATCCGCTCCGGGCTGGCGGGCGAGACGGAGCCGTTGCGCAAGTACGGCGTCTTCCTCTCGCAGGCGCGCGTCCAGCAGGAGGCGCTCAACCTCGGGCTGATCAAGGGCGCCGATGCGTTGAAGAAGGCGGAGGCGGCGAGCGCGGCGGCGACCGCAGCCGTGTCGAAGGCGAAGGACGACGCGGCGGCGGCGGACAAGCGGCTCGCCTCGGCGCGGCAGGCGAACGAGCAGGCGACCACGAACCTGACCGCTGCCGAGCACGCCGATGCTGCCGCGCGCTCGGACGCGGCCAAGGCGACGCGCGAGCTGGAGCAGGCGCAGAAGCAGGCGGCGAGTGCGGCCGAGGCCGTGGGCAGCGCGCAGGAGAAGGTGCGCAGCTCGACCGAGCGGTTGGCCGACGCGCGCGACAAGCAGGCGGCGGCGGCGCAGCGGGTGCGCGACGCCGAGCAGAACCTGGCCGACACGCAGAACCGGGTGCGGGCCGCGCAGCAGGCGTTGACCCAGGCGCGGATCGACGCGGTGCGGGCGCTCGATGACATGCAGGACGCGGCTAAGGACGCGGCGCTCGGTGAGCAGCGCGCGCAGATCGGGCTGGAGCGGGCCCGCCAGAACCTGGACAAGGTGACCAGCGACTCGACCTCGACCGACCTCGACAAGCGTGAGGCGGCGCTGGCGGTGGCCGAGGCCGAGCAGGGGCTGGAGGAGGCGCAGAAGCAGCGGGCGGACTCGGCGGCGAAGCTGGCCGATGCCGAGCAGCGCGGCGTCGACGGCTCGAAGCAGGTGACCGATGCGCAGGCGGCGCTGGAGGCGGCGCAGGACGATGCGGCGAAGGCGGCGCGCGGACTGGCGAGCGAGCAGACGAAGCTGGCCGACGCCGGCGACGCCGTCGGTGAGGCGGCGCGCAAGCTGACCAAGGCGCAGCACGACCTGCGCGATGCACACCGGGAGGCGCGCGATGCGGCTCTCGACGTGCGCAAGGCGCAGGCGGAGCTGAGCGCCGCGCAGCAGGAGGGCACGACGGCGGCGAAGCGGCTGACGGCGGCGCAGCAGGCGGCGAAGACGGCCGAGGCGGAGCTGAGCGCGGCGCAGGATGCGGACACGAAGTCGAAGGACCGGCTGCGGGCGGCGCAGGATGCGCTGACCAAGGCGCACGCGCGCGAGCTCAAGATCGGCAAGCAGGTGCGGGGCAACCTGACCGCTGCGCAGAAGGCGCAGGCGACCTACTCGCTGATCTTGAAGGACACGAAGGACCAGCAGGGCGACTTCCAGCGGACGAGCTCGGGCCTGGCGAACACGCAGCGGATCAACGCGGCGGTGGCCGAGGACACGGCGGCGAAGATCGGCAAGGACCTGCTCCCCGCCTACAAGCAGATGGCGCAGCTCCAGAAGGGGCTGCTCGGGCTGACCAGCCGACACACGCACGTCGCGCAGGCGCTGGCCGGGGCGATCGCTGCGCTGTCGGGGTTCGTGCTTGCGGTCAACGCCGGGTTGAAGGTCTACGCGGCCTACACGAAGGTCTCCGAGTTTTGGTCGAAGAAGCTCTGGACGATGCAGAAGCGGCAGGCGCTGGCGGCGAAGCTCCAGGCCTACTGGACGAAGATCACCGCCGCCGCGACCAAGGCGTACACCGCGCTCCAGTGGGCGCTCAACGCGGCGCTCGATGCGAACCCGATCGGGCTGATCGTGGTGGCGCTGGCCGCGCTGGCGGCGGCGTTCGTGGTCGCCTACAAGCGGTCGGAGACGTTCCGCAAGATCGTCCAGGGCGCGCTCGCCGGAGCGCAGAAGGCGGCGCAGGTGGTGGCGGACTTCTTCACGAAGACGCTGCCGGGCGCCTTCCAGTACGTGCTCGACTGGCTGAAGAAACACTGGCCGGAGATCGCCGGGCTGCTGGCGGGCCCGTTCGGGCTGGCCGTGGTCGAGATCGTCAAGCACTGGGACGCGATCAAGGACGGCGCGGGGAAGGCGTTCGATGCGATCGTCGGTGTGATCGGGGACAAGGCGAAGGGGCTGGTGAAGGCGGCAGGCGACCTGGGCGCGAAGATCGTCGGCGGGCTGGTCGGCGGGTTGAAGGGGATCGGCACGAGCGCCTGGGCGGTGATCGCCAACATCGGGGCGGTGCTCGGGCAGTACGCGACCAAGATCGCCGGCTGGGGCAGGAGCGTGGCGGGCTCGATCGTGAGCGGCGTCGTGAACGCGCTCAGCGGGATCGGGGTCGCGGCCTGGGAGAAGGTGCAGGGCGTCTGGGCCGTGCTCCAGCAGTACGCGACGACGATCGTCTCCTGGGGCGCGAGCGTCGGCGGCTGGCTCAAGGGTGCGGCGGTCAACGCCGTGGTCGGGATCGGGAACGCGGTCTGGGAGAAGGTGAAGGGGATCTGGGCGGCGTTCCAGGACGTGAAGGACACGGTCGTCGGCTGGGGCAAGCAGGTCGGCGAGTGGCTGAAGCAGGGGATCGTGGAGGGCATTAAGGGGCTGGGCAAGCTGCTGCGCAAGGCGGTCCAGAAGGCGCTCGGGAAGCTGGGCTCGCTCGGCAGCAAGGTGCTCGGCGCGGTCGGGCTGAGCGCCCCGGCGCCGGGCCCGGCACCGGCGGCGGCGAGCGCGCAGGCGGGGCTGCTGGGTGCGGGTGCCGGAGGCGGCGGGCTGGCCGGGCCGATGCCGGTCGGTTACCGGCTGCGGCGGGCGCTGGCCGAGCTCCAGCCGTCGGCGGCGCCGGGCGCGGCGGGCCCGACCGTCGTGCGCGTGTTCATCGGCGAGACGGAGCTGCGCGGGATCGTGCGCAGCGAGGTCAAGACGGTGGACGATGCGACGGCGCGCACCCTGCTCGCAGCGACGAGGGCATCGTGAGCGAGCCCGCCGAGCTGGCGCTGCCCGCGCCGACGATCGCGGTCGCGCTCGAGCTGCCGGTCTACGGGGTGAAGGTGACGGTCGGCGTTCCGGCCGGGGCGAAGCTGCTCAACGTCTGGCGGACCGGCCCGAGCGGGACGGTCGCCTACGTGCGCACGGCCTACCAGCGCGCCGTCACCGGGCCGACCAGCGCGATCGCGCACGACTTCGAGGCGCCCTTCGGCGTGCCGCTGGTCTACACCGCGCAGGTGACGCTGGCGGACGGCTCGCAGGCCTCGCAGGTGAGCGCGGCGCCCTTCACGCTGGAACCGCCGGACGACTACCCCTGGCTCAACGACCTGATGCGGCCGACGAATGCGGGTGAGGTCGTGGTCGAGGCGTTCGCGCCGCAGGAGTACGACGTGCCCGCCGGGGTGCACCGGATCTTGGAGCGGCGGACGCCGATCGTCAGTTCCGACTTCGCGCATACGCCGACCGCCGAGCTCGTGCTGGTGACGCTCGATGAGGCCGCGCGCGAGCGCGTGCGCAACACGCTCGGCAACGGGCGCCCGGTGCTGCTGCGGACGCTGCCCGAGCAGGGCGTCGGCAACATCTACCTGGCGATCACCGGCTGGAGCGAGGCGCGCGTGAGCCGGGTGGCACAGTACGCCGAGCGGCGGTTCACGATCGAGACGGTGCAGGTCGACCGGCCCGACCCGCGCCTGTATGCGCCGGTGGCGCCGACCAGCTACGCGGACGTGAAGGCGACCTACGCGACCTACGCCGCGCTCAAAGCGGCCGTCGCCTCCTACGACGAGCTGATGTTCAACTTCGCCACGGCGGGCGCGCAGGTGCTGGCGGTGCCCTGGCCTCCGGCGGACCTCTGATGCTGAGCGTGACCGATGCCTTCCTCGCCAACCTGCGCCAGTCGCACGTGGTCACGGTCGCCGCCGCGCTCTACCCGCCGGACGGCACGGGCCCGCTGGCGGTGCCGGTCGAGGCGGCGGCGGGTGAGGTCGTGCTCGACCGCAGCGCGCAGACGAGGCGCACGGGCTCGCTCCAGATCCCCTACACGGCTGAGCTGCGCGAGCTGCTGGTCGACCCGGACCTGCGGCAGCTCTGCTTCGGCGGCTACGCGCGCGTCCAGCGCGGGATCCTGTACGCGCGCAGCGAGGAGCTGTGCACGGTCGGGCACCTGCGCGTCGAGTCGGTGAGCTGGTCGACTAACGACTCGGTCGCGCGGCTGGAGCTTGCCGACCGAATGGCGCAGGTGGCGAACGAGCCGCTGCTGGCGCCCTACGCGCCGACCGGACTGCGCCCCTCGCAGGCGGCGATCGCGCTGGTGACGGAGGTCTTCGGCGGGGCGATCAGCTACACGAGCACGGTCCCGGCGGCGAGCGAGCCGAGCCTGATCGATGTGGTCTACGCGGACGATCGGGCAGCGGCGGTGGCCGACCTGGCGAAGGTGGTCGGGGCCGAGGCCTACTTCGATGAGCTGGGTAACTTTCGCTTCGACCCGCTGCCCGACCCGGCGAGCGCGAGCCCGGTGTTCACGATCGACGCCGGCGGCGCGGGCGTGATGGTCGACGCGGTGGAGGCGCTCGACCGGACGGCGGTCGTCAACGGCGTGCTGATGCAGGGACAGCCGGACGGCGGCGCTCCGCCGGTGAGCGCGCTGGTGGTCGACTCCGACCCGGCGAGTCCGACCCGCTGGGGCGGACCGTTCGGCAAGGTGGCGCGGGTCGAGTCCTCGACGGCGGTGCAGTCGACGGCGCAGGCGAGTGCGGCGGCGCAGGCGCTGCTCAACAATCAGCTCGGGCTGGAGCGGGTGCTGACCGTGCAGATGGTGCCGAACCCGGCGCTCGTGCCTGGCGATGTGGTGCAGCTCGACTTCCCGGACGGCACGAGCGAGCAGCACGTGATCGAGTCGATGCGCCTGCCGCTGGATGTGGAGTCGGCCGCCGAGCTGGTCACGCGCGCGGTCTGGAGCCCGACCCTGCTGAGCGCGCAGGCGCTGAGCGGCGTGCAGGCGCGGCGCTCCTACACCGGTGCGCAGGCCTGGGCCGAGCTGCGGGCCCGGCCGAGGAGCACGGTGCGGCTGTGAGCAACGGGCAGGACGCAGGCGCCCTCGCGCCCCTCCCGCCGACCCGCTCGCTGCCGAGCGTGCTGCGCGAGGCGCTGGAGCGGCCGAGCTCGGCGACCGAGTTCGTGGTCGGCAAGGTGGTGGCGATCCCGGACACGCGCCACGTGACGGTCGAGATCCAGGGCGTGCAGACGGTCGTGCCCCGGATCGCGGGCTACTTCCCGACCGTGGGCGAGGGCGTGCTCTGCCTGAGCGGGTCGAGCATCGTCGTCGCCCTGGGTGCGGTCGGAGGGGCGACACCGGCAACGCCGGTTGGACCGGGCAGCGCCGTGAACCAGGTGCTGATCTGGAACGGCTCGGCCTGGGTCGCGGCGAACGCGGCGCCGCAGGCGACGGTGGCGGCGAATGCGAACGCGCTCGGTGGCTCCGCCCCGGCGACCTTTCTCCAGCAGGTCATGGGCGGGGCGCGCAGGCTGTCCTGGGCGCACTACGGGCCGGTTGCCGTCGACGCCTCGTTTCAGGTGACGGTCGCGCACCTGCTCGGCACGGCGCCGGCGGCGATCCAGGTGACGCCGAGGATCGGCGGGCCCGACCTGGACGGCGTGAGTAGCTGGGACGCTGCGAACGTCGTGCTGCTGTTCATGGGCTCGGGCGTGGTGGAGGGCTGGGTCGTTGCGATCGCCTAGCCACCGGCGGCGGCGAGGGCTAGGCTAAGAGCCGTGGGCGCGAGCGCCGTCTACCAGCTCCCCTACCCGGAGCCCGGCGACCCGGCGGACGTACCGACCGACCTGCACGAGCTGGTCGACGCGATCGAGGCGAAGATCATGCCGGGCACGGTCGGCGGGCAGGTTCCGGTCTGGGACAACACGGCGAAGAAGTGGGCGCCCGCTGGCGGTGGCATGACACTGGTGGCAGAGGCGGTACTGGCGGCGCCGGCTGCGAGCATCGACTTCACGGTCATCCCGGCGGGCTATCGCAGCCTGCGCCTGGCGTACCTCGTGCGGGCCGATGGGGCGGCGACGGTGGGGATCACGCTGATGCGCTTCAACGGCGACGCGACGGCGAGCTACGACTACCAGGGCGTGCTGTCGAGCAATGGCGCTGTCTCTAACTCGCAGGGCGCGGCGCAGGCGTTCATGCGCGTGGGGACCTGCTGCCAGAACCTCTCTGCCGCGTTCGAGTTCGCGGCGGCGGACATCGACATTCCCGGCTACGCGAACACGGCGACCTACAAGGGATATAGCGCGAAGTCTGCCGGGCCGAACACCGCTGTCGCGTCTAGCTTCGCGAGCCTGTACGGAGGCGGCTGGCGGAATCAGGCGGCGATCAACCGCATTACCCTGCTGCCGGACTCGGGCAATTTCGTGGTCGGCTCGCGCGCCTACTTGCTGGCGGTGACATGAGCGAGCGGCACATCATCGACTGTGAGACGGGCGAGGAGCGGCGCGAGCCGTTGAGTGCGGAGGAGGAGGCGCAGCGCGAGGCGGACGGAGCTCAGTATGTCGAGCAGACCTGGGGCGAGCTGCGGGCCGAGCGCGATCGAAGGCTGGCGCTGTGCGACTGGACGCAGGTGGCGCTCGATGCGCCGCTGAGCGACGAGCAGCGCGCGGCCTGGGCGAGCTACCGGCAGGAGCTGCGCGACCTACCGGCGGCGACGAGCGACCCGCGCGAGCCGCAGTGGCCGGAACCGCCGCCGGGCCTGAGCGATGTGCCCGCACCCGTAGAGTCGTCCACACCCTAGAGCGAGCCCTGTGGAAGGTGGGGACAACCTTCCACACGTTTGCAACCTGGACGCGACGGGTGGACACTGGACGACGTGACTGCGGCGCAGCAGCAGCTACCAGGAGCGAGGAGGCGACCATGGGGGGATTGCTGCGCGGGACGAAGGAGCTGCTGGCCGAGCTTGAGGTCTACGACCAGGAGCAGGTCGAGCAGGTGATGGGGCGGCTCGCCGCTGCGATCGGGGGGACGCACGCGGCGGACGTGAACCTGACCGAGCACGTGCTGGGCGTGGTCGAGACGGTGATGAGCGGGCGGGCCCGGCACGACCTGACGCGGCTGCTGGGTGCGCGGCTGGAGAGGAGTGACGAGCTGCTCTGGCTGGTGGACGAGCAGCGCGTCGTGCTGGCGGCGAGTCCGGCGGCGGCGGCGAGCCTCGGCTACCAGCCGGAGGAGCTGGTCGGCCGGTCGACGGAGCACATGCGCGGCTCGGGGCAGGACCTGAGCGAGGCGCGCACGGAGCTGGCGGTGAACGGGCATCACGAGGGGCTGGTGCTGGCGCGGCACCGGTGCGGGCACGATGTGCCGGTGCGCTGGCGCGGGCGGGTGGTGACCCTGGCAGGGCGCACGCTCTACTTCATCCGCACGCACGTGATCGAGGCGGAGGACGGCAACTGGTACGTCGGCCTGGCAACCGGGCTCGCGGCCTGCCTGTTCCAGTTCCACCTGGTGGTGCGGCCATGACGCGGGCGCTCTGGAGAAGCGGCGCCCGCTTCGCCGAGTACGCCGAGGCGGTGGGCGCGCGCACGGAGCAGATGATGGCGGCGGTCGAGACGCCGGCGGGCGCGGCGCTCGTGCTCTACGCGCTCGGTGAGGGGCCGGAAGCGACCGTGGTCCGCTCGACGCTGCGGCGTGACGAGGGCGGCATCCTACGGGTGCAGCACGAGGAGGAGGTCGGCACGGTGGGCGGGTTCACGGCACGGGTGGAAGGCCTGATGCTGGAGTACCGCGAGGAGGAGCGGTGAGCGCCGAGCGCAGCGCCCCGCTGTCGCCCTTCGAGCGCGCGCTCGTCCAGGTAGCGCAACGGCGGGATCCCTCCCGCCGTTGGCACCTGCGTGTGGTGAAGCCGGGCGCTCAGCCGAAGGCGACCTCGGACCGCTCGGCGAAGGGCACGGCACGACCGGAGGACTCGGGCGCGTGAAGGACGACCTTGCCGTGACCCTCCTCGACCGCCGCCGCGATCAGCTTCTTGCGCTCGGGCGTGGACAGCTCCGGCCAGAGGGCGACCGCATCGGTGCGGCGCGTCTCGCCGACACCGGCGGCGCGCAGCTCGGCGACCCGCGCCTCGGCCGCGTCGAGGTCGTCCTCCAGGCGTGCGATCTTGGCGTTGAACAGATGCGGGCGCCGGGCAGCGGACTGCGACTCGATGGTGGCGACCAGCTCTGCCTCGACCTGCTCCTTGGCGACCAGGGCGGTGTCCAGGGCGGAGGCGTCGGGGGTGCCCTCGACCTCGGCGCGACCCTTGGCCCACGTGAGGAACCGCTCCTCCACGACCGGGTCGGCCCGCTCAGCGAGCACGCGCAGCGGGCGCGGGCAGATGAAGGCCTCGTGGCCCGACTGCGCGCAGCGGTACTGCACCTTGCCCTTGCCGTTGTTGGAGGCGGTCATGCGACCGCCGCAGGAGCCGCAGACGAGGATGCCCGCGAGCAGCGACCCGCCGTTGCCGTTGCGCGCAGGGCGCGGTGCGGCGACGTGCTGCGACTGTGCAGCCTGCCACTGCTCGGGCGAGACAAGCGCCTCGTGCGCGTCCTCGTTGACGGCGATCGTGCCGTGCACGACGTGGCCGAGGTAGGCGCGGTTGGCGATCATCTTGGAGATGCCCTGGCGCGACATGCGGATGCCGTGCTCGCGCAGGTAGGCGACCAGCTCCGACCAGGACGCACCGGCGGCGCGGCGGACGAAGACCTGCACCGCGAGCTCGCAGGTGTCGGGGTCCGGCACGAGCGCGCGGGCGGCGAGTGCGGTGTCGACCAGCTCGCCCTCGATGCAGTTGTTGAAGCGGTAGCCGAGCGGGGCACGGCGGGTCATCAGGAGCCCGCGCGCGACCGCGCGCTCCTTCGCCTCGATCCAGCCTTCTTCGGCGATCTCCCTCTCCCATTCGGCGATGAGCGACAGGAGCCCGCGCATCATGCGGCCGGTCGGGGTGGTGGTGTCGATGTTGAGGTCACCGGCGATGAGCTGCCCGCGCGGGTGCTTCTTGTCCGGGCCCTCGATGCGCCGGAGCGCCTTCTCCGCGACGAGCACGGAGCGTGCGAAGCGGCTCATCTTCCAGACGACCATGACCGAGGCCTCGCCCGCGTCGATCGCGTCGAGCGCGCACTGAAACTCGGGCCGGTCCTCCTTCTTGCCGGACTGGTCAAGGTCGACGTACCAGCCGACGATGTTGACGCCGTTCAGCTTCGCGAGCGCGAGGATCGCGTCGCGCTGGATCTCGGGGCTGATGAACGAGTCGCCGTCGCGACCGTTGACGCGGGAGACACGGATGTAGCCGATGCCCCGGCGCAGGGCGCGGGGCGAACGGCGGGACTGCTTGGACACGAGAACCTCCTGTGTGGATGGACGAACGAAACCGGAGGTTACACGAGCGAGGGTGCTACCGCAACCCACAGACCAGCAGGGTGCGTTAGCACCCCCGTAGGCGCAACCCGGCTAGCCAAGGGCAGATGCGACCGGGCGGGACGGCGGGGTCCGGCCCTTTTCCAACCGCCAAGGGCGCGGCAGGCGCTGAGCGGAGGCGCGCGCCCTGTCGCCCGGCCGCTGCTGCGGAGGGCAGCGTGAGCCGCTACGACCAGCCGCCGCCGGATCCGCTCGGGCCGGACGAGGCGCCGCGCGGCTTCCACTACGAGTGGGTGGTCGCGGGCAGCGAGTGGCGGGCGGCGAGCGCGCAGGAGTACCGCGAGCGGCGCTGTCGACGGCCGGGGTGCAAGAACCCGCCCGAGGCGGCGCTGGCGCGCGCGCACTACGGGCGGCAGGGGCGCTGGTCGGTCGACTGGCTCTACTGCCGCGAGCACCTGTACGGGCGCCGGATCGAGGGCGGCGTCGTCTGGCAGCGGCGGCTGGTGAAGGACGAGGCGGCGGAGGTCGCGCGGTGAACGAGCGCGCGGCGCAGGCGGCGGCGACGGCGGGCGCGACCGCGCTGCTGGCTCTGCCGCTGGTGGCGGCGGGCACGGCGGCTGACGACGAGCCGACCGCTGGGCGCGCTCCGGATCCTGCTCACGCAACGTCGGCGAGCCCCGACGTGAGCAGGGCGGAGCGCGCCGAGCGGGGCAGGCGCACGACGGCGAGTGCCTACGGGCCCGGTCTGTACGGCAATCACCTGGCCTGCGGCGGGCGGTTGTGGCCGGGGACGGTGGGCATCGCGCACCGGAGCCTGCCCTGCGGTACGCGCCTGCGGATCTGCTGGCGCCGGCGCTGCGCGCGTGCGCGCGTGCGCGACCGGGGCCCGTACATCGACGGGCGCGAGCTCGACCTGACCGAGGCGCTGGTCAGGCGGCTAGGCGTGCGCTCCGCGACGGCGTGGGGCGTGCGGTTCATCCACTACGAGGAGGTCGGCCGGTGAACGAGCACGAGGAGATCCAGCTCACGCTGGACGTGGGCGGCGACGAGCCGGAGGGTGCGTCCTTCCGGATGACCGGTGGGATGCGTCTCGCCGAGGAGCTGCGGATGGGCACGCCGCTGGCCGTGCGCGTGATCGGCGCGGACGGCGAGCTGCTGGCCGAGGGCGACGGCGAGGTAACGAGTGTCTCGTTCCGGCGGCACCCGGAAACGACGGCGCGCCCGGCCTGGACCGAGCGCATCCACGGGGTGACGCTCTCATGAGCGGCGTCGAGGGCGTGCGTCTGCTGGCGGCGAGCGACCGGACCGAGGGAGTGCACCGGCAGGCGGCGGCGCAGGTAAGCGAGGGCGAGCGGCTGGTCGAGGAGCTCGGCCGCTTCTTCCGCCGCAACGACGAGCTGCGCGAGCAGATGCTGGAGCTGGGCTCGCGCTGGGAGCCGGTCTACGCGCCGATGCTGGAAGCGGCCTACGGCGCGTTCAGGACGCACGGCGCGCGCGAGCACCGGGTCGAGCTGGCGACGCTGGCCGAGGCGCCAGTGCCGCCGGAGGACGAGCTGTGATCGCCCGCTGCTACCTCGTCCTGACCGAGGGACGCAACGGCAAGCCGCGAGCTCGCAGGGTGACGGCGGGCTACCCGGCGCTCGACTCGGACGAGGCGGTCGTGCTGCTAGAGCTCGACCTGCCCGACGACCTGTGGAGCGCCCCGTTGCTGACGGTGCCGGTCGAGCGGCGGCAGGTCGCAGTCGGCGTCGCGGTGCGCGAGCCGCTGGAGGAGGAGTCGTGACCGCAATCGAGCGGACGGCGATCCGGTTCTGGAAGGTGTGGGGCTCGGGCTACGCGATGCGCACGCGCTGCGCGGGCTGCGGGCGGCAGCGCGACTGCCGGGGGATCACGCGGCGGCGGATGCTCTGCCTGGAGTGCTTCGACCAGGGGCCCGAGGGGGTGCTGGTGAGGCGGTGAGCGAGCTGCTGCGCTTCACGGTCTACGGCGACCCGGCGACCAAGGGCAACCTGCGCCGCTCGCCGAACGGCGGCATGTACGAGTCGAACCCGCGCCTGGCTCTCTGGCGCCAGAAGGTGGCGGCGGCGGCGGGCGAGGCGATGGGTGCCCGACCGCTGTACGACGAAGGGCTGCGGCTGACGCTGCGGTACGTGCTCGTGCGCCCGGCCGGGCACTGGACGACCAAGGGTGAGCTGAGCGCGGAGGGGCGGCGGCATCCCTACCCCGACCGCAAGCCTGACCTGGACAAGCTGACGCGGGCGGTGCTCGATGCGCTGACGCACGTCGTCTGGCGGGACGACGCGCGGGTGGTGCAACTGGAGGTTGGCAAGAGCTACGGCGAGCCCGCGCGAGTGGAGGCGGAGGTCGGGCCCGCGCTGCCGCCGCGTCCGTGCGAAGGCGACGTGGCCGAGCGGCTCGACCGGCTGGCGGATGCGATCGGCGAGACGAGCGAGTCGGTTGACCCGGAGGAGCAGCTCGGGACGGTGCTGCGACTGGTCGACGGACAGTTCGAGTGCCCCTGTGGGGCGACCTACGAGCCGCTGGCCCGGAGCTGCGTGCGCTGCGGGCGGGCGACCTTCTCTCAGTACGCGCCGGTGAAACGGGCTGCACTCGTGCCCCTGGAGCCGGACGAATCCCTGCAAAGAGCGAGGTCGGCATGAGTGACGCCGACGTGGTGCTGGCGGCGCTGCGCTCGTGGGGTGGACCGGACGGCACGGTCTGCGCCCCGGTGCGGGAGATCGCGGTGCTGACCGAGCTCAGCGAGCCGGTGGTGCGGAGCGCCCTGGCGGATCTGTGCGCGGATGGGCGGCTGATCTTCACCGGCCGAAGGCACCGCAAAACAGCGGTCTTCCGATTCGCTTCACCCTCCACGCCGCGCAGCGAGCAGGGCGGCAGAGAGGCGACCCCTAGAGGGTCGACCTCTCTGACCCCGGCTGACGCGACTAGCAGCGGCGATGCCCCGGCTCAACCCGTTGTCAGCGAGGACGACGAGGAGGAGCTGAGCGAGGAGGAGTGGGCGCGGCGCAGGGCGATCGGGCTCAAGCACGCCTACGCCTTCCTCGACCGCTACGACGAGGAGATCGGCGAGCCCGACCAGGACGGCGGTGAGTGCGGAGAGTGCGGCCGGGAGGCGCGGCGGCGCTGGTCGCTGGGGATGTTCGTGCTCTGCCGCGACTGCCGTCGACGCCGGGCGCGCGCCGGGCGCAAGGTCGGTGTCGGCGCCGGCGGCGGCGTGGTCGTGCCGCTGCCGCTGCTGGGCGGAGAGGAGCTGGACGAGGAGCTGGAGACGCTGGTGCGCGAGCACGGCGGCGCGAACGGCAACGGCAACGGTGGCTCGTCCGTGTGGGATGAGCCGGACTTCTAACGAGGAGGAGAAGGTGGAGGCGAAGCAACCCGATCAGGCGCAGGCGATGGTGCCGGTGACGGCGGCGAGCGATCTGGAGTACGACCGCTTCGCGCGGCTGGGCACGTGGCTGGCGGCGACGGAGGGATCGAGCGACCCGCGTGGCAAGGACGGGATGGTGGCGGCGCTGCGCTTCGCGTTGGCGGCGGAGCTCGGCTGGCCGCTGCGGGCAGCGAGCGAGATCGCCGTGATCCATGGGCGGCTGCACATCAGCTCGAAGATGTTGCGGGCGCTGGCCGAGCGCGAGGGCTACCGCGTCGTGCGGGTCGAGGAGACGGCGACCTCGTGCACCGCCGCCGTGCTCGACCGGGCGGGCGAGGAGGTCGGCCGCGCGACCTTCACGCTGGAGGATGCGAAGCGGGCCGGGCTGGTCAAGGACAAGTCGGCCTGGCAGACCTACCCGGCGCGGATGCTGTGGGCGCGGGCGGCGGGCTGGGCGATCAACGACGCGATCCCGCACGTGGCGCTCGGGCTGGCGATGACGGAGGAGGCGGAGGACTACATCGAGGGCGAGGCGCGCGAGCTGCCCGACGAGCCGGAGGCGAAGGACGAGCAGCGCGAGCCGGAGCAGGTGCCCGCGTGATCGAGGTCGGCGACGCGGTGCGTACGCCGGAGGGCTGGTACGGCGAGGTCAAGCTGGTCGAGCGGCAGGCAGCGCCGCTCGGTGGGCTGCGGGCGGCGGTCGGGATCGCGGCGAAGCGGGCGCGACCGGGCGAGTACGAGGCGGCGCTCGCGGCGCGGAAGCTGTACGCCGTGGTCGTGCTCGTCGTCCCGCGCGAGCACTACGGCAAGCACGCGACCTACAACGTCGAGACGCTGGTCGCAGTCGGACCCGAGCAGACGGCAGCCGGTGCAGGTGGACCCGAGTGAACGGGAGGGTGCTGACCTGTACGCGCTGCGGCTGGACGTGGCGGGTGTACGAGCTGCCGGGCCCGTTCATCGACCCGGCGCTGTACGTCTGCTGTTCGTGCCTGGCGCCGGTCGAGGAGCGCGACGAGCAGCTCGGGCTGGTCTACCAGGAGCGCGAGGAGACGCGGGACTACGACCCGCGCATCGCGGCGATCCCGTTCTGATGAGGACGGCGGCGAAGCGGCAGGCGAGGATCGCGCAACGGTTCGTCAACCCGGAGCGCGACGGCTACCGCCCGCGCGAGACGTGCACCTGCACGCACCCGCAACCCCGGCTGGTCGGAGGCGACGGCTACGTGATGGTCGCGTGCGTGCGCTGCCGCCGGCGGGCCCGACCAGGGGGGACGGTAGGGGTGACGACCGGGGGGAGGGCAAACCGGGGGGAGGATTCCAGGGGAGGGGTACCGGGGGGAGGAGCACGGGGGGGTAGCGCGGAGGCGGCGCGGTGAGCTGGCAGTCGGTGGTGCTGGTGCTCGGGCTGGTCGGCGAGGTCGCCGGGTTGTGGGTCGCGCTCGCCTGGGTCAACGGCTGGTCGGAGGCGGCGAAGATCCGTGCGCAACTGCGGATGCTGGTCGAGCCCGACGCCGGGCTCGTGGTCGTGCCGAGCGAGGACGAGCGATGAGGGCTGCGTCGACCTGTGCCCGCGACTGCTGCCCGCGCCCGGCCGTGCGCCGTGGGCTGTGTGCGCAGCACGCGCCCGCGCCCTGGGCTGGCAACCGTGAGCGGCGCGAGCGGCTCGGGCTCGCGCTCACGCCGAGCGTGCGCGCTGCCGTTCGGCGCGCCTTCGGTCACCGCTGCGCGGAGTGTGGTGCTGCGGTTCCACGTGGAAGCGGCGGCGTCGACCACCTGGTCCAGGGCGAGCCGCGCTCGCCTCTGCGTCTGCTCTGCGCTGGCTGTCACGATGCGAAGACGAAGCGTGAGCTGCGTGCGCGGAGGGAGGGGTGGCCCCTCCCCCCGCCCGGCTCGGCGACCCCGGCGGGGTCAGCTTCCGCGAGAAAGAGTCCGGGGGAGATCTGAGCGTGGTCGGCGGCGGAGAGACGAGCGCGCCCGCCTGGAAGGGCAACGCGGCGCTCGGGGCGCTGCTGGTGCCGATCGCGGAGCTGCGCCCGCACCCGCGCAACCCGAGGCGCGGCGTCGTCCCGGCGATCGCCGCCTCGCTGCGCCGCTTCGGGCAGCAGCGGCCGGTGCTCGCGCAGGAGGACGGTACGCTCGTCGCCGGGCATCACGTCTGGAAGGCGGCGCTGGTCGAGGGCTGGTCGCAGATCGCCGCCGTGCGGACGGAGCTCGCCGAGCACGAGGTCGACGCCTACCTGCTGGCCGACAACCGCCTGGCCGATCTCGGGCTCTACGACGACCGCACGCTGGCCGAAGTGCTCCAGCCGCTGGCGGCGGCGGATGGGCTCGACGGGACCGGCTACACGCCGGACGACGTGATCGGCCTGCTCGCCTTCACGCTGGAGCCCGCCGAGCTGGAGCAGGCGCAGCGGGCGCTCGCGCCTGCGCAGGCGCCGTACGCAACCGGCACGGCGGCGGCGTTCCGGATCGTGCTCAGCTACGACGAGCAGGCCTACGACCGGGTCGCGGCCCGGCTGGGCGAGCTCGCGCGCGAGGGCGAGACTCCCTCGGAGACGGTGGCGAGGCTGGTGCTCGGGTGAACGAGGCCGAGGCGGAGCGGCAGCAGCGGCTGCACGAGGCGATCGAGGAGGCGCTGCACGGCGAGGGCGTGCTCGACGGGCTCGTGCTCACCGGCTGGGTCGTCTGCTATGAGACGGCGGCGCTGGGCGAGGAGGCGACCGCGCACGCGGGCACCTTCTACGGCCCACGCGAGATGACGACCTGGCGCGCGCTCGGGCTGGTCGAGTGGGCGCGGCGCTGGTCGCTGGAGCCGGGCGAGCGAGGCGAGGACGAGTGAGCCGCTGGTCGGGCCCGAACGCGCTGCGTGGGCTGCTCGTGCCGCTCGGCGAGCTGCGTGAGCACCCGCGCAACCCACGCCGGGGCGCGGTCGAGGAGATCCGCAAGAGCCTGCGCCGCTTCGGGCAGCAGCGCCCGCTGTTGGCGCTGCCGGACGGGACGCTCGTGGCGGGGCATCACGTCTGGCGGGCAGCGCAGGCGGAGGGCTGGACGCACGTCGCGGTAGTCCAGTCCGACCTGCCCGAGGCGGAGGTCGAGGCCTACCTGCTGGCTGACAACCGGCTCGGCGACCTGGGCGTCTACGACGAGGAGCTGCTCGGCGAGCTGCTGGCGCCGATGCGCGAGCGCGGCGAGCTGGAGGGCACTGGGTACTCGTTCGAGGACGTGGATGCGCTGCTGCTCTACCTGGAACCGCCGGTCGTCGGTGCCGCCGGCGACGGCGCGCCCATCTTCCGGGTCGTGCTCAGCTACGAGCGCGAGCTCTACCAGGCGATGACCGAGCGGCTGGACGAGCTGGCGGCAGCGGGCGGGCACGAGTCCTACTCGGCGACCGTGGAGGCGCTGCTCGATGCTGCTGCGGGTTGAGGCGAAGCGGCACCCGGTCGAGCCCGAGCGGTTCCGGGGCGCCTACGCCGACGAGCGGCACGTCGGGCGAGCGATCGCGGGCCCGTGCGTCGTGCACGTCGACGGCGGCGAGCGGCCGAGCGCCGTCTACCTCGAGCTGGACGAGCGCCTGCCCGAGGCGGTCGCTGCGCTGCGGCGGATCCGCTTCGCTGAGACGGCGCGCACGAGTGGGATGCGCTCGCGCTCGCGCACCTTCGGCTACGCGCCGAAGCTGACCGTGCGCGGCGAGGAGACGTGCCGCAGCGCGAAGCTGGCCCAGGAGGACCCGGCCGCGCACGAGGCGATCGCGCGGCTCGCGGCCGTGGTCGAGGAGGCCTACCAGCAGCTCAACCCGGAGCTATACGCCGAGCACGAGCAGACGGTCGCGAAGGTGCTGGACGAGTGGCGGCTGGGCGGCGGCGTCTTCACGAGCGGGATCATCAACCGCAACAACAAGCTCCCCTACCACTACGACCGGGGCAATTTCCCTGGCGTCTGGAGCAACATGCTCGTCTTCAAGCAGGCCTGCACCGGCGGCGACCTGGTCTGCCCGGAGCTCGACCTCTGTTTCCGGCTGGGCGACCACTCCCTGTTCATGTTCGACGGGCAGGCGATCCTGCACGGGGTGAGCCCCTTCCGGCTGACCCGGCCGGACGGCTACCGCTACTCGATCGTCTTCTACTCGCTCCAGCAGATGTGGCGCTGCGAGACGAAGGCGGAGGGCGTCGCGCTGGCGCAGCGGCGGCGGACGGAGCGCGAGCGGAGGCGGTTCGCGTGAGGCTGCTCGATCTCTACTGCGGCGCGGGCGGTTCGGCGACCGGCTACATGCGCGCCGGGTTCACGGTGGTCGGCGTCGACATCGCGCCGCAGCCGCGCTACCCGTTCAACTTCCTGCGTGGCAGCGCGCTCGCGCTGGAGCGGTGGCTGGAGCTGGCGGGCCCGTTCGAGGCGATCCATGCGAGCCCGCCCTGTCAACGCTGGGCCGAGGGCGGCGAGTGGCACGAGCGCGAGCACTACCCGGACCTGATCGGCCCGACGCGCGAGCTGCTGGAGCAGGCGGGGCTGCCCTACGTGATCGAGAACGTGCCCGCCGCGCCGCTGCGGGCCGACCTGCTGCTCTGCGGGACGATGTTCGGGCTGCGGGCGGACGGCTTCGAGGTCCGGCGGCACCGCATCTTCGAGCTGGGCGGCTGGAGCCCGGCCGGGCGACCGCCGCCGTGCCGCCACGAGCTACCGGCGCTGCCGGTGTTCGGGCACAACCCGCCGCGCGACTTCTACCGGCGCTACCGGCAGGGCGTCTCGACCGGGACGAAGCGGCGCGCGCTCGGGATCGGCTGGACGAACCGCGAGGAGCTGCGCGAGGCGATCCCGCCCGCCTTCACGCACTGGATCGGGGCGCAGCTCCGCGAGGCGCTGCGGGAGGCGGCATGAGCTGGAAGGTGGCCGTGCCGACCTACGATCATGCGCCGCTGATCGGGCAGCAGACGCTGGCGCTGATCGAGCAGGCGCGAGTCGAGCACGAGCGCGTCTGCCTGTTCGTTGCCGACGAGCAGGAGCGCGCGCTGTACGCGGCGGCGGTGCCTGCCTGGGAGGAGCGGCTGATCGTGACGGCGCCGGGGCTGATGGCCTCGCGGAAGCTGGGGCACGCCTACTTCGCGGCGGGCGAGCAGGTCGTCTGGATGGACGACGACGTGCGCGGCCTCTACCGGCTGGGCGCCGACCAGGAGCTGCGCCCGGTCGACCTGCGGGCGGTGGCTGAGGAGGGCTTCCGGGCGGCGGCACGGACCGGTGCGCACCTGTGGGGGATCTACCCGGTGCACAACGCCTTCTTCATGCGGGCCCGGATCCGGGCCGACCTGAGCTACATCATCGGCTGCTTCTACGGGACGGTGATCCGGCACGAGGAGGAGCTGCACCCGCGCCTGGGCGACCCGAAGGAGGACTACGAGCGCACGCTGCGCTACTGGCAGCGCGACGGCGTGCTCGCGCGGCTCGACTACATCTGCCCGGCGACGGCCTACTACCGGCCGGGGCCCAAGGGCGACCGGCTGGGACGGACGGTGGCGGTGGTCGAGGCGAACATCGCCGCGATCGAGCGCCAGTGGCCCGCCTACGTGCGCCGGGCGCGCACGAAGCGGTACGGCTTCCCGGAGATGCGGCTGGTCGGAGGGCGGCAGCGTGCCCTCGTGTAGCGCGACGACCGCCAAGGGCGAGCCCTGCAAGAAGGCGGCGATGCGCGGGCACGAGCTCTGCGCCTTCCACCTGCAACGGGTCGGCCGGGCGAGCCTGCTGGAGCCGGACGTGATCGACCGGCTGGAGGCGATGCTGAAGGCGGGCAACTACATCGAGGTCGCCTGCCGTGCGGCCGGGGTGGCGCCGCGCACCTTCCGCGACTGGATGGTGCGCGGGCGCAGCGAGCGGCCGGGCGACGAGCTCTACCGCGAGCTGGTCGGGCGGATCGAGCAGGCGCTGGCCGAGGGCGAGGTCCGCAACGTGGCGCAGATCGCCTCGGCCGCGCGCGAGAATTGGCAGGCGGCGGCGTGGCTGCTGGAGCGCGGCTACCCGGAGCGGTGGGGCAGGGTGTCGACCCGGCTGCGCGCGCCTGCGAGCGTCCCGCCGGAGGAAGATGCCTCGGCGCCGGCGGCAGGACACGAGCCCGACCCGTTCGCCGAGGTAGACGAGCTGGCGGCGAGGCGGCGTGCCCGCACGGGCGACTGACCTGCCCGCCTTCGAGCGGTTCTGTGCGGCGCTGCGGCTGGACAGTGGGCGGGCGCTCGTGCTGGAGCCGTTCCAGCGGGCGATGCTGCGCGACTACTTCGCGGGCGTGCGCGAGACGCTGATCCTGCTGTCGAAGAAGAACGGCAAGACGACGATACTCGCTGCGCTCGCGCTCTGGCACCTGCTCGTGACCGACGACGCGGAGTGCGTGATCGGCGCGACCAGCCGCGACCAGGCGGGGATCCTGTTCGACCAGGCGACCGGGTTCGTGCGCCGCTCGCCGGGACTCCAGACGCGGCTGCTCGTGCGCCGGGGCTACCGCGAGATCCGCTCGCGGCGCGACTCGGGCCGGATCCGCGTGCTGGCGGCGGATGTGGACACGGCGGACGGGATCATCCCGACGCTGGCGCTGATGGACGAGCTGCACCGGGCGGCGAGCGCGGGGCTGTACGGGATCTTCCGCGACGGGCTCGGACCGCGCGCCGGACAGATGGTGGCGATCAGCGTCGCGGGCGAGCACGAGCTGAGTCCGCTCGGGGAGATGCGGGCGGCGGCGCGGCGGCTGGCGAGTCTGCGGCGGCGCGGGCGCTACGTCTACGCGCGCAGCGAGGACGGCGGTTTCGCGATGCACGAGTGGGCGCTGGAGGCGGGTGACGACTACCACGACATGCGCGTCGTCAAGCAGGTGAACCCGGCGAGCTGGCAGACGGCCGAGGAGCTCCAGCAGCGGCACGATTCGCCCTCGATGCTGGAGTGGCAGTGGCAGCGGTTCGCCTGCGGGCTGTGGGTGAGCGCGGAGCACCGCTGGATGGACCCGGAGCAGTGGCACGCGGCGGCGAGCGAGGAGCGCCTGCAACGCGGCGACCGGATCGCGCTCGGCTTCGACGGCTCGCGCCTCGATGACGCGACCGCGCTGGTCGCCTGCCGGGTCGAGGACGGGCTGGTGCAGGTGCTGGCGCTGTGGGAGGCGCCTCGGACGGAGAAGGGGCAGCGCGAGCTGGAGTGGGAAGTGCCGCGCGAGGAGGTCGACGCGGCGGTGGCGGAGGCGAACGAGGAGTACCGGGTGGTGCGTGGCTACTTCGACCCGCCGCTCTGGCAGAGCGAGATCGACGGCTGGGCGCGCGAGTTCGGCGAGACGGCGGTGATGCGCTTCGCGACCAACCGCCGCCGCTTCCAGGGTGCGACCGAGCGGTTCAGGACCGACGTGGCAAGCGGCGAGCTGCCGCACGCGCAGGACGAGCGGCTGAGCGCGCACGTGCTCAACGCGCACGTGCACAACACGCGTGGCGGCTACTGGCTGGCGAAGGCGCGCCCGAGCTCGCCGGACAAGATCGACGCGGCGGTGGCGGCGATCCTTGCTTACGAGGCGCGCGCCGACGCGCTGGCCGAGCAGCAGCCGGAGCCCTCGCGCGAGCTGCTCACCTTCTGAGCCGGGCGCTACCGTGGAAGGGGCCGGGCGGCGCCGCTCCTCCTCATGTGCGCGGACCTGCCGCAGCTCCGCGTCGCCCCGGAGCGCGTCGCCCGGCTCAGCCGCAGCGTAGGAGTGTGGGCGTGCGCCCCGGATCACCCGGCCGAGGGATTCGTGCTGACGCCGGCGGGCAAGGTCTACGATCCGTAGACCGTGGACTGACGACCAGGGAGGTCGCCGTGAACGAGCAGGAGCAGCAGGGCGAGCAGGCGGAGTCGACTGCCGACCCGAACCCGAACGAGGAGCCGGAGGCGGGCAGCGAGGGGCTGACCGACAAGGAGCTCAACGAGCAACGAGCGGGCGAGGGCGAGGAGCCGCACGAGCCCGAGTCCGACTAGGCCGTGGCGCTGACCGCCGCGCAGCGGCGCAAGCTGCCGCGCGGGGCGTTCGTCTACCACGCGGG